CTGCTGCGCTTCGACAACGCCGGCTTCGCTATCCCGCATCAGAGAAACCGTGCCTTTGGTCAGTTTCCACAATTTCGGCTGCATGCTTTGCTCCTCGGCTCCCTGGGGTTACTCGCCCCAGGGTTGCCTGTCAATTATCAGGACCCAGTCCCGATATCGCCTGCCACAAGGGTGTGGTCTGTGTATCGAACAATATGCCCGGTTGCGTCAAGCTCGTAGCAGAGACAATGCTGGCCTGCTGTTGCGCTGACCTCTGTCCCCGAGATGTAGGGTGTTACTCCGCTTGGGACGTCGTTGTACTGGTCCGTCCCTGCGGCTGCCTGCATCTTGTATGCGAGGGTGTTGCCCTGGTCGGGGGTAGCTGTCCATTTGGTCTTGCCCTGGGTTACGGGTTTGGCAAATGCGACTGAAAGTGCTGGCGCAGCGATGGGGGTGTAGGACACCTTGCAGCCATCGTATTTGTTATCAAGAATCCAAAGCTCGTGGAATTTTCTGTACTGAATCTTCCATGCGTCCTGCGCCTGGTTTGCGTCTGGCGCAAAAATACGAACCTTGTCAGTCTTTACGACAGCGATGATTGCGCTCCGTGCAGCGATTATCCAGTTAATATCCATTGCCTGCGGTCCAGCGGTGAATCCGTTCGTGTCGCTGAAAAGGTAGCTTGTTTTGAATCTCGCTCCCGGAATCCTGAACATAGGAATGTTGTCCAGGGTGCGGACTTTGGTGTCGATAGCCCCGTTGCTGAAGTTGTCCCAGTTTATATGCTTCTGGATTTCCGTGCTCTCGTCCAGGATGTTGGAAGCCTCATAGCTGATAGCAATCACGAGCGGCTCGTTTTCTCCAACAACGTTCTGGATGTCTTTGATGTCGGACTTCAGCTGCGCGTAAATCGTCGCCTTATCGAGAACGTACGGTGCGGTCTTTAGCGCTGAATTCAGAATTGAGAAGATTTTGCTGTAGCGGTATGCGTCCACTTCAGGGACCACTTGCGTCCTCTGGAATTCGCCCATGAGGGTTCCTGCCCCTGCAACGAAGTTTGTCTCGTCGTAGTCCATCGCATCAAGGTTGAATTCCTTGCCTCGGTCCTGGGTCAGCGTCCTGGTCTCCCAGGCGATTGTTGCTGCTCCGCCAGGGAATCCGCCGGTCCTTGAATATGCCCCTAGCCCCTCGACTGATACCTTGGGAATTTTGACGGTGTTGCCGCCGTTGTATCTTACGTTCGCAGAGTTCGCCTCCATCCATGAGGATGTGGCGATTTCAATGAATTGCTGGTCAAGCGCGGACTGAAAAATCTGCGCATATTCTAATGTATTTGCCATTATGTTTGCCTTCTGGCTTTCGCCTTTTGGAATTTGAAGCCCTTACAGGCTCCGCTTTTCTTGGTAGACGGCCAAGCCCTCAATCCGCTTTTTATACGGTACGGCAAACCTCGACGAGTTTTGATGTACGGCACTCGCTGCCTCGGTCAGTTCTGTATACGGTACTGACGGACCTCGACCAGTTTTTGTGCCCGCGGTGCTGGCAAACCGGAAAGCCCAGCGGTCTGAATTTATCAAACCGCTGCGCTGTTTTACGTCAGAAGTATAAGCCTTCCCGGATATCTTTGCAATAGCGAAATTTTCATTTTGCTATTTTTAATCCAAGTGCTTGTTTGAATGCAATATCTGCCGCTGTTGCCTCTGGGGTCAGCTGATTTTTGATTTTGCTGTTCAAGTTTGGTGTATCAGGTTTTGCCCCTTTGAATTCGGGGTTGTCAGTGAGCGCAGCCTTTACTTTCTCCTGGACGGTGGTCCCTTCGTAGGTCATCGCGAGTTTCATAAACCGCTCCGCCTTCGCTGGGTCTACTCCCAGGACAATTGCTTCCGCCTTCGCCTCGGCCTGCTCCGCCCTGGTAATGGCCCCGGCCATTGCCTTCTCCGCGGCTTCCCTGGCTTCTTTCTCCTTCTGAAGCTCGGTTTTGTGCTCGTCCTCATACTTTTTGAGAGCGGCAATTCGCTCCTTCAAGCTCCCCGTGTTTTCGATGCCCAGCTCTGTCAGCAGTTTGTTTACCTGCTCGGCCTGCTTCCGCGCGACGACCTGCCCCAGTTCCTCCTCCGTGTAGGTCTTTGTGTTTTCGGCAGCCTTCTTTTCCCCGGTCTGTCCACCTCCATTCTCACCACCTGTCGTGATGCTGGTGGTCTGCGTTTTCCCCTTGTCGCTATCTGCCGCAATTGTCCCGCTCGCTCCGCCCGTGTCTGCTGCCATCAAGAATTTTGTCATTTCTGCTCCTCCATCCGAATCTCGTATTGAATGCCCCGGTCGCCTGGGTATGGCTTTCGGTGGTCATTTTTACCTTCAAGAATCTCTTCTGGTATCCCGTCAGGGAACGCCTCGCATTTCAGCCCCTCCGCTGCCAGGTGCTTGCAGGATGTGCAAGCTATTGGATGCATCGGCCCTATCATTCGGTTGCCTCCTTGTTAAATTTCTCTTTGTATCTTGCCTCTATTAGTTCCCCTACTCGTTGTGCAATCGGTCTCGGATTCGGGTTGTTTACATACTCCGACCATGCCTCTGCGATGTATTCGCTATATGGCATGATCTTCCATGCTGTTCTATCGGCAGCATATCTTGATAGCCCCTCCTCTATTGTTTTCAAGATTACACTATCCGGTGTTTTCAGGTCAAAGTCTGGGTCGACGGTTTTAACGAGTATCCTCTTCCTCGACATCCCGAATTCTCTGTCAAGCCCCAATAGGTGATCTATGCGGTGACCGATCTCATGGTCAATTATTGCCTTGAAGCTCGCGGTCCCTTCCGGGTGGTAGTTGCTCTTCACATCATTCGCTGTGCTTTTCTCGACCATTGCGTTATTCCCGACTCCCAGCGCATTCACGCATAGCCCTGAATATTCCCCGGTTTGCTTTGAAAAAGCATAGACATTGTATGCTTGGGGTGGAACCCATCCATAGTCTGATGGGTGAGCTTTTACTCTTGCTTCGATATCGTCCCTTGTTTTGGCAATCTTCTGGGGGTCTTTCTCCGGCTTCCCTATATTGAGAATTCTTTGTAGCTGCTGATCTACAATCTCGTTGAAAATATCTTTCTGAAGCGATCTATATTCGCCGAATACTCGCATGCCTGCCTGGAGCTCCGGGAATTTCCCGTATGCCTCCCAGATGGTCTGATTGAGCGTGTTTGCCTGTGCTATCGTCAAATATTTATAGTTTATCAGCCTTGCCAGGTGATGGTCTTTTGCCCATTGTTCGGCTCCCTCAATTGTTCCCTTTGGAATATAAGCCTCCCGCTCCGGCTGCTTCGGTGGAGCTTTTGCCGGCTGCTGCTCCGGTGTTGGCGCTGGTATCGGCTTCGGCTCCTGGACTGGCGCTGGCGCTGGTGTTGGCGCTGGCGCTGGTGCTGGGGTCGGTGTCGGTGCTGGCCTCGGTGCTGGTGCTGGCCTCGGCCTTGGTGCTCCGCTGTCGTATATCTGTTCTCGTTCCCTCCGCCGCGTTCGTTTCGTGCTCTCGATAAAGGATTCCATCTCTCCCTGCCAGCGTTCAAGTTTGTCCTTCGCCTTGGCGACGGCATCTTCGCCGAGCGGTCCAAGCTCTTTCAGCGTTGCAATTTCCCGCTTCGCTCCTCTAATATTCCGCTCGATATAGCGCTGCTTCTGGCTTTGCGCGTATTGTAGATCATTCTTTTCCTTGTCCGGGGTTGGCGCGAAGGTCTGCGACGAGACTCCCTCGAAGTAAGGATATTGAAAATGCCCGCAGTTGATGCCGAAAAGCCCCGCCGGCTCCCCGTAGCTTGTCGTTGAAAACGCCGGGTACTTTGTCGAGCGCCCGCTCAAAGAATAGATTTTGCCCTGGTACGGCTCGCATAGCGGTCGCGCTCCGGCATGAGAGGAGACCTCTATCAGGTCGCTGCCGTATTCCCTCGCTCGCTCAAACTGTACCTCGGTTGCAACTCGCCCCGTATTCGTGCGCAGCACCATGTTCGCATAGCTTTCGGTACTCCACTGTCTGCCTGCTCGGTCAACGATGCTTGGGATTCCCTTCTCGGCCCATTCCTGGACTGCCTGGATTAGCGCTTCCCTCCCGCTCTCCGCTCCGATGACAGACTTCGCCGTCGCCCTGTTCAAAATATCGACGTAAACTTGCCCGCTCTTTTCCAGCATCGTTGCCATCGCAAGGTTTGTCTGCGTTGTTGCGGTGCGCATCCATGTGTCTATCGTTGCGCGTATCCCTGGGTCTGCGCCAAGCGGTGCTACATCTCCAAACGTAACGCCTGCCCTCTTGGCCCGTGCATAGATGGCTTCTCCCTTGATGAGCGAATCCATCGCCGCCTGCTCAATTTCTCCCGCGACTCCATCCCGTATAGAATCCTTGTATTTCTTGATTATTTCTGCGACTTCGTTGTTGAAAATGCCCAAGCGCTGCAGCCTATCGATTTTCCATTCTGCGCTTGGGTTTTCCCCTCCGCGCAAGTGTCGCGCGATTGCTGCGAGAATGTCGCTTTCCGCGTCGTAGAGAATTTCAGCAGGTGTCATGCCTTACTCCGCCGCCTTCTTTCCAAACGGCACAGTGTTCACTGGTCTTTTTGCCTCCGCCTTCTCTTTCTCTTGAGCTGCCTTGGCCTGGCCTTCCTTTACTCTGCGGATATAGCCTGGATATCGAAATGGCGACTCCAGCGTCATCAGGATTCGCCTTATCCCTTCCGTTGCCCCTTCGTAGCGCAGCAAGTCGCCAAGAAACCACTTGAAAGCAAGCGGCTTTCTCCTGGGAATCGCGCCGATTTCTTCGGCATACGCATCTTTCTTCTTCCGCGGCTGCCTGTTGTATAGGTCCTCCGCCAGGCGATATACTTCGAGATTTGTCATTTCCGCCATGTCCTTTGGACTTACCTTTCTGGCATGAAAGAATTTGGACATCCGCTCGTAGCTTTGAATTGCCTGCGCCCTGTCCCGTTCGCCCTTCCAGCCTACCTCGTGAATGATTGTCTGCCCGCCGCTCTGTCTTACTCCGCGCATACTACCTCCCTTTGTTTTTATGGCCCATTCCCGCCGAAAAGTGCATCAGCGGAAGTTGTCGCTGTCTCATCGGATATTGCCTGGCTCATTTTCGTCGCTGCTTCCTCGCTTATGCCGTGAATATGCTGCAGCGCTGTTATTCGGTCGACGAGCTTGTTGTTGTGAAGGTCTGTCCAATACGATGCTCGGCTGTTGCGGTCCTCGATGACGCCGTCGTCCCATGCGATGTTCGGTGTCGATGTTGATGCCCCGCTGATCTGGTACATGATTCCGAGCTTATTTATGACCGCGAAAATGTGTTTCAGCCCTTCGTCTAGGTTTTCTCTGAACGCCTGCATCGTTTTGAACGTTTTTGAGTTGTCGCTGACAACCTCGGTTGCGGTCTTGACGCCTGTCTTGCTGTCAAAGGAGAAATAGCCCGCCGAGAAGCCTGTCTGTATGCTGAAAACGTCCAAAAGCGTTTGAATTGCGCTGCGCCATTGCTCCATGCGCAGCTGCCCCGACAGGTCTGTCGGCTTCATCTTGTCTGCGTCGTCGCCTTCCAGCCTGATATATGCCTCATCGGTGGGGTCAAATCCAAGTCTTTTCTCCCCGTTCTCATCCAAATATGGCCTCATCAAAAGCCCTGGAAGTGCTACTCTCTGCCGCCCGGTAAGAATCTCCGTTTTCATGCCGTCAAACGCAAGGTCAAGCGCCTGCAGCGTATCAATCGCATTCGCATAAATCGAAATTCCGAGCGGACTTTCCGGGTCAATGTTGTTCGCCTCTGGGTTTCGGATGTATGCGAAGAGCGGAACGTCGATTGCCATCGTGACCTCCGGGTCTATTCCGTCCCCGAAGGTTGCAAGCGGAACTTCCAGCCCCGTCGCCTCGTCGAATGCCTTGTTCGAGATGGTGTAGCCCCCGTTCGCTCTTTTGTGTGTCTCCACTCTTGTAAGGCTCTTGCCGCCGACTGATCTGCGGTCTACAAACGCCGCCTCGGTGATGGTGGTGTTGTCCCATGCCAGAGGGATGAAGTTTTGCGCCTTGATAAAGTCGAGGCTGACCTGCGCGTCCCCGTTCCCGTCCTTGCCGATTCCTACCTTGAGCACCTGTCCCCCAAGTGCTGCCTGGTACTCGCTCGCCTTGCGCAGGTTGTCCCAGAGCGATTCTGCCCTTATTACCTGGTCGACGAGTTCGCCTGCATCCACTTCGGGGTTCTCCGCTAGGACAAGCCCCGCGATTTCCGAGCAAGCAATTTTTGCCATGCCGATGGTGAATCGCTTTCTGCTGCGCTTCCGCCCGTCAGCTGTTACAAAGTCGTACTGCAGCCAGTCGCTTTTATTCCTGTAAATATCCCACCAGCGCAGGATGTTCTGGTCTGCCCCTGTTACCTCTGGCGGTGTTTTTGCCCCGAACAGTTTTGCCAGGAAAGCGATGATTTTCGCCCATATTTCTCTCATTGTGCGCTCCTCATATATTGCAAAAGTTGACTTGCGTCCCTCTCGATAGCATACTCCGCCGCATCGAGGCTGTCGATGTTGGTGGTCCCGTCGTCAAGTCTCTCGTCGCCTGCCTTTTTCGGGTCCCAGACTGCGTTCTCGAATGCCTCTATCGTGTGCTTGCATCGCCGCATGATGTGTGCTCTGCCCTGGGAGAAAAGAGCGTCATAAAGGCGAATTCGGTCAATTATCGGCCGTTTCATCGCATTTTCCATGTGAATCCCCGCGTCGCTGTTGTTAATGCTCCGAATCAGCAGCTGCTCCGCGCTGTCTCCGAAAGCCCTGTCAATCGGCCATCGCTCCCGTGCTCTGGAAACGAAAAGTCGCCATGCCTGGATTATCGATTCCGCCCCGGCATTGGCCTTGTCGTAGTACTCGTCAAGAATCACGATTGCAGTCTTATTGTCCTTCAAATACCAGCCTACACAAGCGAATGCGGTTGCGCTCCGGTTGCCGCCAAAGTCTGCCGCAAGCGTTACTCTATAAATCTTCGCAGGTTCCGCGTCCAGGATGTTCCCCGGCTCCCCTGGCCGATTCGCTACAAAAGACGTGTAGATCCCGCCTTCTGCTCGTACTCGAAGCCCCAGGATAAACCGCTTATAAAATACGCCTGAAAACTGCGATGCGATTTCCGCCTTGCGCTCCGCCGTCAAGCTCGGATTATCGTCAAGCGTGAAATGGTAATAATGGTATCCTGGTGTCTTTTCCTTCGCGTATTTGTCTATATAGTCGGTGTATATCCAGTGCGATGGCGATTCCGGGTTTAATGTCCATATGTTTTGCCTGTCTCTCGATGCAAAGGACCTCGCAAGTGCGGTTTCTATGAAACTTTTCGCTTGCAGGTTTACTTCGTCTGCGTACCATCCGCCGATTGATAGCCCGCGGATTTTCTTGTAGCTTGCCTCGTTATCCGCTCCGCAGTAATAAATCGTTTTGCCCCAGAGTTCCAGGAATTTTGATCCGTCCGTGTCGGTCCTCGGCTTCGCTCTTCCTCCCGAAATCGCTATAAATCCGTAATCGCCTATAATACAGTTGCGGCTTATGCTCCCCAATGTGTTGCCGCTCATGAGAAAAATGCTCTCCGTACTGTGGACGATGTAGTCGTACCATTTTACAAGGCTGGTCAATGTTTTCATGCTCCGGACCGCGCCCTCATAGACGGTCAGAAAGCCCTTTGCCTTTATGCTCTCCCGCGCCCTGCTGCCGAAGGGTAAATATACGCCGCTCATTCGTCCCGCCCTAATAGCTGGTCAAGTGCGCTGCGCTCGGCCTGTAATTCGTTCTCCTTGTCCTCCGCCTCTTTGTCGAGTTCCTTCCCGTCTATCCGCTCAAATGCGAGCGTAATCAATCGCTCGTTGCCGCGTATCGCCTCGATGACCATTTTTTTGACAATTGCGTCGATGGCCTTGATTTTCGTCCCGTCGGCCAGTTGTACCTTCTTTTCAAGCTCCTTGCGAAGCCTGGACGTGAGAGAAATTGATCCCTTCGGTCTGCCGCTCGGATTTCCGCTATGCCCTGGTTGGAATTGGTGCGGTCTGATGTTGTCTATTTTCCCCATTTCTGTTTCTTTTGTTGTTTACCAGCGAAATCAGAATATTCCCAGTTGCCCTGGGTTCCGTGTGTTAAATGGCTTCACCTCTCCGACCTTGATGTTCGCGAGGCTCTCTCGTTTTGGTGCTCTCCCTTTCGCTGGACTTTTGCCTCCGCCGGATGCCCGCGCTGCGTTGACGTATTTCCATTTCCCTGTCATCGGCTCTGAACCGCTTGCCATAGTGTGTTCCTCCGTACCTGGTGATTGATGGTCTTATATGTCTCTATTATTCGGCCTTGAATATCCTTGTTGAAATCGTAAAGCTCCGGGTTTTCCTCTACCATGAGTTGTTCGATATTGCTGGAGCTGCGCAGGTTCGCGCTGCCGTGCATCGTTATCTTCAAACCGTCCTCGGTCTCGAACATCGCGAGCTTGCAATGGCTCGCTGCGGCTGCCAGCTGAAAACGGTCGTCGATGTCCAGGTTGTCATAGATGTAGGGTATCATGCCTGCCCGTTCGTGGCTATAGAAGTATGCGCTGACGACTAGGTTTAGTTTCTGTACGTAGTCGCCTTTCAGCAAATTCGCGAGGCTGTCAACGTTATTTTCGTTCATCGATAGCGTCGAAATCGTCATCTCAGGAATTAGCCAGTTGTTGCGTACTATTAGCGCCTCGATGAAATCCCCGAAATAGAAAGTTCCGTCGACGACGATGTAGTATCGTGCTCCGCGCGTCATTTTTATATCGTGCGCGAGTTTCTCTGCGTTTTTATAGACGAGCATCGCTTCCTGGATTTCCGGCTTATATGGAGGCTTTATGTACCTGGATTCAAATTCTAGCTCGTCGGGGTTCGCCGCAAGGTTAAAGTTCGCAGAAAGGTCGCCCATATCAAGCTCGAAGCCTTCCGCGCTCATGATGATGTCACTCTTTTTCGACACGGATGGCTTCCTTTTCCTCTTCGCTGATTCCCTTCTCCGCCCAGATTATGTATTTCCTGTGTCTGACGCAAATCTCCCTCGGAATATTTGTAAGCCCTGTCAGTAGTTTCTCGCTGCACATGATGAAATCGTGCAGTTCTCTGACCGTTTTGAATTC